GAAGTGCGGTGCCCAAAGGATGGCCGGAAGCGTCGAGCCGATGTAGACGAACACGCAGTGTTCGGCGGGGCATCGGCGAGATTTAGTTTGTACGAGCAAGCACACAATAAAAAAATATATAGGTTTTAAAAAAATGGAACTAGGGCTGACTTTAAATAACTAGGGAGAGAGTCAGCCCTAGCTGTATCAGGTAGGGAAAATATAAAAACCTACCACCAAGAAGAATAATAAACTTCTTTACCTTCTTGTATCCATTCTATAGCTTTAGCACAAAACTCTAAATCTTGGTCTTTGTATTCTTTCATCTGCTTTTCTTGAAACTGATGTCCCCAGAACATACCGTCAGCACAGAAAGGTAATTCGCCTTTCTCTACAAAATCACGAATTATTTCTATATCTGTTTTATCTAACTGCACATTCTCGCCAGAATTAAACTCAGGTAGCACTGTACCAATGCTTGCAGTCAGACCACGATAAAGAAAAGCTCGGTCTTCTTGGTCTTCTGGAATGTAAAGTTTGTCGTTGCCTTTAACAGCATCACGAACTTGTTCTTCATCAGCAGGCACAGGCGTACCTTCATGCGTTTTACAAAACCAAATAGTCTGCATAAGATTGTGCAGTCTTGAATGTTTACGCCAATCAAATTCTCTATTAAATTCAATTGGTTCTTTTTTGATAGGCACTACATTACCTTCTGTTTTTGGTTGAGGTTCAGTCCAACCAGCTACCATATCTAAACCCATTACACTCTCTCGTGTCTTGTACGCGATTGGCCATTGACTTGGTACACTACTTGTTCGCACACCGTCTTGCCGTTCACGAAAGTTGAAGAAATGACCTTTCGGTCGCCTGTTTTTGTGCCTTTGTGAAAAGGTCTTGGTAGATTACTGCGATATTGCATATTTTCTCCTATATTAATTAATGCGAAGTCTAAGTAGTTATGAAAAGGTATATTTAAACCTACTCGGCTCACTACTCAGACTTCGACTTTGTGGGACAAATGAGCCGAATTCTGTGCCTATTGCAACCTAGTAGGTATAACCGTTACAAGTTATCTAGATAACAATCTAGGTCACAATAGGTGGAAAGTCTGCAACTTTAAAGTCAGTCCCGACAGCGACTTTCCGTTATGCCGTCGGGGTAGACTGTTAACAACGCTTACGCGTTGTCTACAATGCTTTGCATGTGAGCTTGTGTTTCCGCGTTCATTTCGCGTTTAACTTTGCCCGACATATCAGCTTGACGATTGAAGTTCCATTCAGCAAGTCTTTGCATTCTTTGCTCAACAGCTGATTGAACTCTACTTCTTTGGATTGTTACATCTTTAAGACCGAAATCGTTATCGATGATTTCCAAAGCAGAAGACAACATTCTTGCTTTACGACCAAGGTCAAGCATTTTTTCTTCCCTTTGGACAAGCCAGTCAGGGATATCATCTTCTTTGAAGTTAGACATAGAGTCTGAGTATTCATAACAAATGCTCACGAACTCTGACCAAGTTCTAGTAGTCAACTGCAAAAAGTTAAGACCAGTAGACTGTGGGTCAACGATTAGTAAGTGACGAATACCAGTTACAATGTCGTTAACTGTATTTTCATAGCTTTTTGTTTGCTCTTCTGCAGTCAAAACTTTGTCACTACCGTCTTCGTTTTTACCAACAACTATATCTTTGTATGTAAGATTTGTACCATATTTGGCATCAAATACTTGCATTACTAGATTAACTACACCTTTGTTAAAGGTTGGTTTACCAAAGTCGTCAAGTGCGTACTTTTTGTACCAGTAATCTGGTAGTTGTATGTCAGCACGCATTGCTCGTTTTTCGGAACCTTCAGGGTCAGCATTCGTGTCAGGAATGTGAGCACTCTCAGGTGTTTCATTCGTGGGCCTTAACTCTACAGTTTCTTGCTCACTTGGGTCAAAATGTTCACTCATATTTTTTACTCCTAATATATTAGTGATTTATAAAACACATTTACTTAAATAAATGCACCTATTCAAGTGGCTCAAATGTTTGGCTCACTTTGAATTCTTTTTAACTGACTAGGGTGGTAACTCCTTGTAGGACTAACCACTCTATGTGATAGCTCATCGTCCCAGATAACTACTCTAGTTGGGGACAGCCACTTAATGACTGTCCCAAAGATGCAGTGACCTTTAACTTGAACCTTGTCTCCTACTTTAATTGAGTATTCCATTGTAGTAGAGAAACGCTTGTCTTTCGGCGTCTGCATAAGCCAAATCGTACACATCCATAAAGATATATACTTCTGACTCATGGTCTCGACACCATTTATCAAATACAGACTCATCAACTTGATGTGTAGTCTGCTCCATTGGGTCGTGGATATCCACGAATTGCATTACATTTTCAGGTATTGCCATGATTTACTCCTTTTTTTCATAAATTAAAATCAACTAAATCCACAAACTAAGTTCCATGAAATGGAACTTAGACGCATCATAAGTAGACATAGATATACATACCAAGGCATGCACACCATAGGATTTGTACCGTGTACAAAACCGTCTCGATCCTGCGATGTTGCTCATTACTTAGATTCTTCATACATCTCTCCAGTTAATAGTTTTTCGGCCATGTAAGGAACCGCGAATTGAGGGCAATCTGTTAGATATCTAGCTACTTCATGTAAACATTCAGGAAACTTAGTTCTCCAAATACCTGTATCTTGCGTGTGAGTAAACTCAACATCGTGATGATTAACAAGTTTTAAAAACATAGATTTTGGCCACTCATTCATTCCGTCAAGAAAGGACTCAAGAATAAACGCTTTCATAAGACTGATATTCCAATCATTTTCGGTTCGAGTACCTTTCTTACCTTGAAACTTAGCACCTTCTCGCCAAGGCTTGTTATACACAATTCGGTCAAATTGTCCGCTTTTCCAAGTTTGGTAAGCGTGTTCAACACTCATATAACGTTTATCAGCGACAGTGAAGGGTCGGTAAGCAAGATTACTTAACCAAGCCATTTCGCCAGTCCCATACCATATATTTACTTCTACACTCATATTATTCTCCTAAAAGTTAAGTTAATTCGAGAATCTCCGCCATTCTTAACAGAATGCCAGTTCTCTTTCCACCAGCTACCTTTGGCAAGAATGCAATCCAAATCACTTAGTGTTACGCAAGTGCCGAATGCATTCTTGTTGGGGGAGTAGTTAAACTCTGCATTACCACCGATAGATATCGAAAGAATGCTACCTTCAAGACACTTTTCGTCGTCTTGATGGGATCCAAGAGTTTGCCAAGGTTTATAGTAATTAACCAAGCAGTGATTCCACTCGTTGGTAAAACCGTAAGGTATCTCATTTGCATGGTTAATTACGTTGTAAATTGGATTGAGCCAATGTGGGTCTTTCCAAGTATCGTCAAAGTGGGAAGTTCCCGTGTAGACATAGTCAACTCCTTGAGCGACTGATGCCACATAACGTGACCATTCCCACTTATAACTAAGTTTAGTCAGACCTTCACGTAGGTCAGCAATATCTTCGTCAAAGAATTGCCAACCAGAACGAAAGTCTTTCAGATTAAAAATCATCATTTCTCATCCTCCAAGGAGTCTTTCCAGTACTTACGCCATTTACGAAACTCTCCAGTAGTAAGGTTAAAAACTTCGTAGCCAAACATGACTACACCTAACATGTATCCAGCAATAAAGATGAATACGCCAATTATCATTTCCATATATCTTCTCCAAAAGGTATGTAAATATTTTGAAAGCCGTCATAACCTGCTTTGATGAAAGCATTACGATACGCTTTAATCAAAGAGACGCTACAAACAGCCACGATTGGTGCTTGAATAAAGCCATTGTGATACCAAAGCATGTTATCTTTGTCTTTGGTTTCTTCTCCGTCTTCGGTGAAACCAATAACAATGTCATGCATCAATAGAGCATCCAACATGCCTTTATTCTCAGAATAGTCTTTGATAAAGGTCAAAGGCAAAGGGCCTTTAACGTCTTCTCTCGACAAACATTTGTCAGGATTGGCAATGTTATAAACGCCAACATCATGACAAAACTGATCCCATTGTTCAGGCAAATTGCAAGTTGCTATCGCAATGGGCTCACATTCATAGTCAGTACCTTCGGCACCAACCAATTGAATACAAGCCAAGGGTGGATCCGCATAGGGTCTTATAACCGCTTCGCAGTCCCAGTGACCAAAGGTCAAGTTTACAAGTTTATTCATATCTGTCCTCCTTAGTTTTTAAGATTTGAATCATTAATATCCATTAATTAACTTGCCCGAAGGGCAATTTGTTAATGTTCCCGGTACACCCCGGTACACCTACATCAACGTAAGTTATTGATTTCATTGAGCTTACGTTAAAGGGTGTACCAGCATGAAAAAGCAAGTGGTACACCGGAAACCCCCGCGTTAGCAGGGATTCTTTGTAGGTGTACCATTTGTACCGGTAAAAAAAGGTTTTTAACCAAGATTTACGAACTACGGTCTACGGTCTATTACTAAAGCTAACGCAAAACCTGTGGTACACCTGGTACACAGGCATCGTTTTTAGCTGTAGCCCTTTTTTTATGGGGGTGGGGGGTGTACCACGTACACATTTTTTAAGTGGTACAAAGGTGGTACACCCGGTACACCTCGGATGACCACTAACTGTTCTCGAACACTTGTCCGTAGTACGTGAACACTTGTGATCATCCTTGATGATAGTATACATATGAGGTGATGATAGTAGCGTAGGCACGCTCTGGTGGGGGACCCATCAAAAGAAAACGACCCGGGACGAATCCCGGGTCGTTGCTGTGGTTATTTCTTCATTGCGAAGTGGCCAACAGCTGCATCTTCATGGCAGGTAGGGGGGTTGGTAGGTTGTGGTTGGTCGGGTTTCCCTTGGTTCCAGCCATCGGACAGCTGTTGGCGTACGAAGGACCAGAGGTGGGAAGCTTTTGGGCGAGCATTGTGGTAAAGGCGACTCGCGAGCTTAGCGCCACCCGATAGGGTGACGCCAGCAAAGCCTTGCGACTTAGCTCTTGTCATTCTCGAGCTCGTTAACTCGGGCAAGAAGCTCTTCAACTGTCGGAGACGAACCAGGCTTTGCTGTTGAGCCTTCGCGTTCTTCTTCAGGAATGAAGTCGTTGACAAAGAAAGGCGAAGTAACCATTCGCATGGCATAGACAGGCTTACCATCCTTGTCGTTATGCGTGTGAACAGACTTCAATTCCTGAGGGAGGACGCAGTTAGGCTCGACTAAACGCGAGGTAGCGGACTTGACCCAGGACTTGCCAGTAGTGGTGTACTGAGTGACAAGTTCGTTGTCTTTGTTAATAAAACTATCCGTAGATGAACGGACAGCACCAGGTTTGTTATTAGATTTACTCATCTAAAACTCCTGACCTTTCGGTCGATTGATTAATGTTCAAAACTCCCTAGCTTTGAATCACTTTTGTCCATGAGCGAAGTTCGCCAACGGCGGACTTGCTCACTCAGCACTACGTAGTGGGGTCGGAAATCATACAAGGTTCCAAGAAGGTAAAACCTAAAACAAGGTTCCAAATCGTAAAACAGGGATGGGGGACCTTGTCTGATGATAGTAAGAGACCCTGCGTGAGCGATAAAGAAAAAAATTTTACTAAAAAAATTTTCTAGCAAAAATTTGTGCTACAGTGGGCAAGCATGAGTACGAGGAAATGTACTTCTTGCAAAAAGGAGTTGCCTTTAGAAGAATTTAGAACCACAAATGATCGTGGTTCAGTTCATTCTACAAAGTGCAAACCTTGCGCTGAGATAGCAAGACGCAAGAATATTAGTGCAACACCTCAAACCTATTTAACCCGCCTATTTGGCCAACTTAAATACGCAAGGACTAAAGCTGAAAAAACAAAAGTTGTTTGGGATATTGAATTAGAAGATGTTTTGGAGTTGTGGGACCAACAAGAAGGTAAGTGTGCATTAACTGGCCTATTTATGACATACCATAAAGATGGTAGTGGTAACAGAGATTTAAATGCCTCTATTGACCGAATAGATCCAGATATTGAATACTTAATCACCAATATTCAACTAGTTTGTAGTAGAGCAAATATAATAAAACACACATTAAAAGAAGATGAGCTTTATTGGTGGGCCAAAAATATAGTAGAATTCAAAGAAAATGACTGATAAAGACCAGAATTTTGAACAAGAAAGGGCCGAGCTTCAGTCTCATTATCCCTATGCCGATGTCAAGCTTAATGAATTAAGTGTTCAAGAAGAGCGCTTAATCCTTTTTCATCTCCGTGGCATGTCGAAAGCTGCAGCGGGACGCGCAGCTGGGTATAGAGATAATGAGCATGTTTATAAAGTATTTAAAAAACCAGCAGTACAAAAGATGGTTATTAAGATGCGCGAAGAATTTAAAGAAGAAATTAAGTTTGATAAACAAACAGCGACAAGCATGTATTTGGAAGCGCACCGTAAATCGATAACAGCGACAGAAGAAAAAGTTATCACCGATTCATTGTGTAAGCTCCACGGTCTATTTGCTCCAGAGCATGCTACACAAATCAACATTAATCTGGATAGAACTGTAGAACAACTGGAGAAACTACCAGATTCTGAATTACTCAAGATAGCGGGAACTGATAACCAATACCTTATGCCTAAAAAAGATGAAAAGGATAAACCCTGAAGATTTGGTGGAGTATGAAAAATATAAACCAATGTTTGAGCGTTTAAAAAAACATGACCCTAAGGCATATGAAAGACTAATTAGGTA